AGGATTCTAATACTAAAACATCATCACTTTCGAGTAATATAATGTCATTATTCCACCACGCCTCATCGTCCACATGACTTTTTACTCCACGCCGTATTAACTCAGAATCTGACAATTCTTGTGGGTTTGTATGCAAATCTTGCTCTGTGACCATTCCATTATCGGAATACGTATCTGCGTCAACGACTAAGTTATATTTGTTGATGTATCGTAATATAATGTCCAAATCTAAAGCATCAAATTTTCCATCGTTGTTAATGTCAAACTCTATCGGAATATCCAATAACGCCGTTGGGTTTTGACTTACATTAAATTCTCCAGGACTAACAGATATAATATATTCATTTTCGAATATAGTAAATTTACAGTCACACTCCACTTTAATATCTACGTTGCCTACATCTAAAAAGCTATCAGTTAAAAACGGAGTTTCATCAGTTATAACGATTGCCCCATTTTTATAAAACACATTTCCAATCACAGCGTCGTCGCTCAAGTCGTATACAAATACATTACCCGACTGATCTACAAGTGTTTTGCCCTCCGATTGAGAATATGGAATAAGATATGACACGCCGTCATCCGGTAAGAAATACAATGACGTATTATTAGATTGCAAGTATAAAGAACTACTTACTTGAGACGAATCTAATATCGCAGGCGAGCCAACTATCACATGAGAATCATTTACACATACAGAGCTGCCGAAAATCTGAGGAATGTTACCGGCCGACGCTTTATACTCAAATGTCTTATTATGATTAAATTTATTAGTGTTACTATTTAACTTGTATAAATATGCGTTTCCATTTGCTCGTCGTCTATCGGAATCTTTGATTGTATAGTCTTGGCCTGATACTGTTATAGAAACCGCTTCTCGGTTTTTTGAGCCAACTACAAGATAGTCTCGGCACAAATCTACAGAACTTCCAAATGTATTGTTTAAGTTTGAAGTAGGGTCAACTTCTATTTTATGAGTAAACCCCCAGACGCAGTCAGTGTCGAAGTCGCACCCAAAGTCGCAATCGTCGGTGCAGTTAGGTGCGTTTTTTTGGTAAATATAAACGCTACCAGCGGTAAACGTGTATGAAGAACTTTCGTATTGTTTAAAGGTTGTATCATACGGAACGCCCACTGCTAAATAGTCTCCGTGTATAGATACAGAACTTCCGTATCCCGACTGATTATTATATGTAGTGATATTTGGAGACGAATCAGTTAATATCGAACGAGTAAATCTACAATTGCCGTTCCATTTTCCTGGCGAACAAATATCACCTCCGGGTCGAAAGTACAAAGCTTCGGTGTTAGGTCGGAAGTATAAAGATTCTCCATCTCTTCTTATATATAAATCGGGAGGCCCTTTTGAAAAAACATATACAGAGTCAGTTTGTGTGCCTATCACAATATCGTCATTGTAAACGTCTACCGTTGATCCGAATCGTGTATCTGATACGTCGGAAGGTGTTAATACATGTTCCAATACGAAAGTGTTATTACCCGCAATGAAATATGGAGTGTTTCGTTCTTCATACAAATCATACAAATCATACAAGCTTCCGCTTTCATTTATTAGGTTTGAACATTCGGACGCGGTGTATTCTCCGACTTCATAATCCCACTCCGGCTCTAATATTTGATAAAATGATGATGTAACGACCCCAAGACACGCATCATCATGCATGAATATTTTTCGGCGATAAACATATACTGCTCCGTTTTCGAGAGCACCCGGAGCTCCGATAACAACTGTGTCTCCATGTATTGCAACGGATGATCCGAATTGATCATCACCGCTTCCTTGTAATACATTTATCAATCCCCAATTATCCGATCCTCCTTTATATTTGTCGTATATATATACCACTCCTGCATTATCCTCACATGATGAACTTCCAGGCGAGCCTATTACAGAAAATCGGTCGCCTATATCCAACACCATACCGAAATTATCTTGTATAGATGTATATGGAGAAGGAGCATTTCCGGTCAAGATAAATCCGCCTTGTTCAAGCTCTAACAGATGGTCATTGTTAATCGAAAGCTCCTTAACAACCGCATTTTGATTCGGGATAGCAAAAAACTCTTTCACGAATCTGTAGTTATCTGACTCATGATCCATTTTAAACAATTGAGCTTTACCTGAACTTGGCTCAGATGCTAACGTATTGGCGTTTGGGACTCCGACTAATATATAGTCGCCAAATGTCTTAGTGTATTGTCCAAATCGGTCGCCTGTGGGATTATGCTCGTGGATGTATTTGTTATGACTACTTTGGATTTTTGAATGTGGAATTGTTTTATTAGTATATCGTAAATTGGTGTTGCCGTCGTCGGTCAATTCAAATATCTGACTATCTTCTTTATATCCCTTGATGGATACTGTGTTGGGTATTATGGTGTCTCCAAATGTAGTAGATGGTATGTTTATGTATACAACCGAATTTTTAATGTTCCTATCTTCAACAAATTTTCCGTTTATATCACGGTTGATTGATTCTCTACCCAAAACATTGAAAGCTCCTCGGCTTTCGTCATAAAAGCTGTGAAACACGAAGTCATATATGGATCGTTTATACGACCCATCCCAATTGGTAGGGTTTGAGCCGGAGTCATAATATACACTTGGTGCATCATAGAAAACTCCCTGAGATTTTACTCCATGCAATATTTTTATTTTGTCAAATGTAGGTTGGTTTTCTAAATTTATTCTAAAAATACATTCATCTGACAGCATGTCGCTTCCGCTTATATATAACGAACTAGTAGTTCCTCCTAGCAAAAACCCGCCGTCTTCAATTAATATGCTAAGCTCGGATACTCGGGAGTCAAATATCCAGTGTTTTGATACCTCAAATGGGCGTGAGATTTTATCGGATGTTGATATTTTTTTAGTACTCATTGTTCATAAATATCAACTAACCAGTCTTTTGTGGATAATTGACAAATTATCCTTTATCAGATACATTAAAAATCTAACTTAATACGAATAAGAGCTTCGGTGTCAAACGATTTTAAAAATGGTTTGCTTAGTTTAGCAATTGCTATCAACTCTTTATTTTCGTCATACAAGCCAACGGATGTTATGTATACCTTCGGATCGTTATAAAAACTTGGATATAATATAGTACCTTTATCGTCATCTAACACGAACGTTGGGTTATTGCTATAATTAAACTCACGGTTTTTTACTCTTACAAAATATTGACGAGTTGGAACCATTTCAGTACTTCTAGCTTTCAATTTGTGTGATAACGCAATCGATTCGTAAAATTTAGCGTGGTTTAAAGAGTAATTTTCATCTCCCGCTGTTGGAGCTAGTTCTACACCAACTATTTCAGATAATTTCGTAGGGTTAAATATCACAATGCCTAAATTCGGATAAAAAAGTCCCAGCCCAATAGAGTTTGACAAATTTACGGGATTAGAGGATGTAGCAACAGTTCCTTCGACAATGTTATATACACTTTTCTTCACAGACCCAAATGCATTCGCTTTTGATAAAGAATCATCTACGAATGTAAACTCTCCATTTGATCCTGATATTGTGATTTCAAAGTTTCCAGCATCCAATTTTTCTTTATACTTAGATGCCGCAAAACTAATGACATATATATCGTCAGAGTCAATTACTGTCGTTATTGTTTGGCCAACTGTACTTGTTGTGTCATCCACTTGAAATGTAAATTTATTGTCTCCAGGTGTAAGTAGAATGTTTTTGTATTGACTATGCACAACTTTAGTTGGGAATATTCTATATTTTGATATGTCATTTTCTGAAGAACCCATTCCTCCTAAGTGACCATACGACACGGAAAATAGATATTCAGCAGTATTGTCTGTTAATTCGGGATTCTCTGAATACACATCATAATAATACAGTCCACTTTTAACATCAAATTCTCCTGAACCTGTGATTTGGGTTTGGACACTTGACGTATATAAAAACCCATCAAGTATTGGGGTTGACGCGGGAAACAGGCCAGTCGATACGGCTTGAATTCTTCCTGATACAATATCGTTTGATTCGAAGTTTTTAAATGTGCTCATAGTTATTAAGATACCTTAACTGTTATTGGAATCGTTACACTTCCTCCACTTTCATTTCCAATTATTGTTAAATTAGTAACGGTTGTGCTTGATAACGAATTGTTAGGGATGAATGTAAATTTAGTTCCGGTAGCAACCTGTGAAGTTTGAGATGAAACGTCTCCAATAAACGATGGGATAGTAGCGCCTACAAATTCTTCTAGTCCCTCACCTAAAATAGTTCCCACCTCGCGGTTTCCTAAAATAACTGTATATCCCATAGTTGTGTTAAATGCGGGTGTTGTAGACGGACTAATGATAGTCTCTCCTCTATAAGAAGAAAGTACCGATATCGAATCTAAACCAACTTGAATCACAGGAATCGATGTAACTCCAGGAGCCAGTGTAACAAGTTTATATTTTAAGACTTGAGACTCGTCTGTGAATGGTTCGAATACGGGTGTATGTCTAATAGCCACATCATAAAAAGCACTTCCTTGTGGATGCGTCGGGTCATATAAACGATAATCAATTTCATCATCGGACAAAGAAAATGAAGATATCTTCAATTCACCTTTTTTTGCTAAAATTTCTCTACCCTTTTTAGTGAGTGTCGCGTTTACTGTAATTGTATTATTGTCAAGGTATGCCATATCGTATAAATATATATTAGTTTGAAAATCTATCGGTTTTTAATTTGTTCCTTCAAGAACCACGCCGCCTGCCTCAGTTGAGACGTTAATTATACCTCTGTCAACTTGATTAGACTCAAATGGAAGCTTTCCATTTAACAATCCATCATCCGAAGATATAGTAGTATCGGAGGTCTGACGTGAGCCTTTTCCCCAAAGTCCTCTGGTATTTATGTGGTGTTGTTTATGATATCCGTGTAGTATTCTATTCTTGACAGATGATGGTTGGTTTAAATCATTCGTATAATAAGATTCCACATTCGTCATATCGCGCGGCACAGAGATCATATTCAATCGGTCAATTTCAATTGTAAAGTCTTTCCATTTTGATGATCCCGACTCCGCGTAGTTAACAAATCGAGACACTGTTTGAGTCTCTGTTATAATCTCAGGTATGTATCGTATACCGTTACGTATAACCATTCCGTCATATGAAAATATACTAAACAATTCAGGATCTAAGTGAGGATCGTATACTCCACGGTTCAAGTTCTGAGAACGAGTTTCTGATACTCCATTAGGGATATCGATTCGGTCAGTAATATCGTATGTTGGCTCTCCGGTAACGGCGAATATAGGATTGGATTCGACTATAAGTTTCGCGTCAACTGACGCTTCATGTACATCAGATGTTACCGTTATTTCTTTGTATTGCAGTTTATTACGGTCGAATATGGAGGATTCTACAAGCAACCCCGTTTTCAGCTTAGTTCTAGCAGGAACTAAAGAGGCCATATTTGAAAATACCGACTTGTCAACGTATTGACGAATGATATTCATATAAATGTTAAAATCTAGCTTTGGAAAGGTGTCGTAAAACACTTTTCGGAACCGATTGAATGTATTATAGTGCTTTTCATATATCAATGAAGGGTCTCCAATGAAATCTCCGATGTTAAGATTTCCAAAAAACCTTAAAATCTCACGGTTTTCTTGTTCAGTAGGAGAAAAGAATACTCCCAGCGACGGACTTCCAACGTCAAGCGACAAATCAACATTGTCAAATGATTTCACATCTGTATATAAACTTCCGGACCGAACGTTAGTGTCATAAAATATTTTATTATTTTTAAATGAGGATGCGCCGAAGCTAGGAGCCTTTACATGTTCAACCGTTTGAAACTTTTTAAAATGCCACGGAAATCTTGAAGTATAATTTATAACCACCGTTGGAGTATGTGAACAACAGTCGGATTCGACACATACATCAGATGCGTCAGATTGGAGTTGTGGAAAGTTATACGCATTTACGTTTGAGATTGTATTCATACCTCGTACATTATTATCCAATGCCACACTTCCCGAAGTGTTGTATAAGTTTTTAGGAGAATTAAACTTTAAATGTAATACAAGGTTGTCTAATAAAGTAGAGTAGTCATCAGTGTCATATGCGTCAACGTAATAGGTATGAGAATTAAACTTTTCATCGGATAACGGATTCTTATAAAGTTTCACCTGGTCTATAGTTCCATAAAAAGCTTCCGGGTCAGGAGCGATACTGGCCGATATCTGCGTAAAGTTGCCAATATACATTTTACTTCCGGTATTAGATGAGAATGCAATGTTGTATGGCTCATCGAAATAGGCGGAACTAGAAACATCCGTGACAAGTCGGGGGCTGACAGATCGTTTTGCTAATAGATCATATTTGGTCGGAATGGGATTGGATTGTAAAGATGTAAGTATAGGTGATTTAGTTGAGCATTCAGTTTCAAACGGCAGTATTATAGAGTCATCAATGAAATTCTTTCTCAACAATACAGAATACACATCTCCATTAAACAACGGTATGCTGTCTGTTATAATGGTTTTGATAGTTGATATATCTCCAGGAGTTGATGCTAAAGTAAAAAATAATCTACCCATAGTTTTGTCAGAATTGTTTCGTATGGCACCAATTACCCAGTTTTCATCTAAACCAAACAATCTAAATACCGAGCCGTGTGGATGTAGCTTTTCAGCGTCAAATGAAACTTTAAACTCAACGCTTCGTACCTCAGGTTCCCAGTTGGTGCGTAGATATTCATTACTGCCGCTAAAGTGTAGTGCATAATAATCGTTATCAAATGTATATATAGCATCAGTCTTAGATGGCATTGGTATACTAGCATACTCATGTATCGTATATAAACTTCGTGGAATTCCGTATGTATTAAACAGCGCACGGATACATTCTTCCGTCCCCTTTGTTTTTAAAATGTATGGCAAATTGTTTAATAAACGCCTCCAGATTATATCCCTACGCTTACTTGAAGGCACACTCTCTATGACATCTCCAATATCATTTTTGCCGTATAAATTTAAAAATAAATCAGCATCGTCTAACCCCGAAGTATCCCAGCCTAAAAGAGAAAGCATTTTATTTACAATATCATCTGATGCTCCTCTTTTGTTAGAATTTTCGACTTTCTTGTTCTGAGTAAATAAATTGATGTGATTGAAAATGTCATCAAATGACTGTCCTATCATATCAATAAATTTCAAAAAGTCAAAGTTATTGGGGTCTATGAGTATATATTCTGCTAAGTTGTTTCGTAGGCTATGAGTATTAAATCTGTCATACTCCTGCGCGACTGACAAACCTCCCGTAGAAACATTTGAGTGTAAAGTTACGTATTCAGGATTATCATATAAAAACTTTTCATAACCGTCAAAATTTTGAATAACCGACTTCATATCAGTCGAAATCTCAGATATTTGAATACTTCGGTAGGTGTCGAAATTCTTAGATTGTAAACTTGTAATTTCAGACGACCAGTTGGAAATCAACTTAGTTTTATGAATGTAATTGGCCAATCTAATTTCGGCAGATGAAAATGCTATAAAGTTCTTAAACTCTGTATAGTCCACACTTATATTTGATGATTCGGATTTGAGATCGAATTTTACATCTTCGCTGCCGTTAACTAGCTCATCGGCTGATACATTCTTAGTCGCTATAGAACCACCCGCGAGTGTGTTGAAATTAGCAGGTTGTAAATCAACCACTCCGATTTCAGTAATAGAATACAACGAAGTTTTTAATATAATCGGATTTGTTACCAATCGTGAAATATAAAAGTTTCCCACCGACCCGTCGGCTAAGGAGTCTTTAAATTTAATTATGATCTCTCCGGGTATACCCGAAGATTTCCAATTTAACATCATTGACAGTTCATTGTTTCCGAAATTAGCGAATGTTTTTAAAGTTCCATCATTAGTTTTGGAAAACTTGAGTTGTATATCTAATATAACCTTATCATAAACTGATAAATAAATATTTTTTAGAAACTCTACAATATCCGCTTTATTGAAAACATTGAATGTCGTTATTCGGTCAAGCTGTGATCGAACGATGCGATCAACTAACTCGTAGAATTTCGAATACAAATCTTTGTATGACACTACATTGTTATAGTTAGAGTATAAAAAATTTCGTAACTGATATGAAATTGTGAAAATTCCATCATTCGCGCCACTGGAGTATACCTCTGAAATAAAGTTTACAGCATTGCTATCGACTTTCAATGAATACGTATGTAAAAAAGAATCTATAACATTGAAGTTATCGTCCCGAGTAGAAAAATATTGATCGCTTAGTTTCGTAGAAGTAATTCCTTGTATAATATCGGAAGCAATTTCACTTACTAATGGAGTTCTATCGATGAAAGATTTTAGACGTAATACCGACTCTGTAACTGTAGAGTCCATTAAAACTGCTCGCAATTCAGTCCGATCAGAAGATATATCTAAAACTCTAAATTGGTTATTTATGCTACCAGCCTCACTTAGCATCATATTATATACTAAATTGTATGATGCGTTAGGAAGTTCCATACTACTAACATCACTGACAACATCAAGTATAATCGATGAATTTCCTGTGTTATTATTTATAATTGGAAAGTTTGACGTTCGGTCTACATACTCGTACCTCATCAATTCACCGTCCAGTGTTGTGTAATTACCCGACCGCGCATCGGTATTGATAGAGGATGTAAGTATAGTCCAACCTATGAATTTGTTATCTGAGATACCATACGCAGATACTTCAACTGTATTATGCTCTGAATCGAACGGTATACCTGTCAACGCCGAATCTGCTGTTATAAATTCAGAGTCTTGTTTGGATATAA